TCCTCTGCCATTTCGAGAGTAATGTAGAGGACGTTCTTCCCTTGGAGGAGGACACTGCTAGCCACATGGCACATAAATAAACTCTTTCCAACCCCTGTGCCAGCAAGAGCAATGTTGAGAGTTTTATTCGGAATACCTCCTTTTGTAATCTTGTTAAAGAATTCGAGATCGAATTCAATCTTGTCTTCCTTTTTATGGTACGACTCATATCTTTCTTCATAATCGTTTAGATAATCATGACCTATATGATTATCAAATGAAACTGATAATGCATCAGAGAGAATAGAAGGAATAGCATCTCTTCCCTTCCTTTCATCCTGTCCATCTGCTAAAGCAATAGATTCCATTAGTGCCAGATAGATTGCTCTATCTCTACACCATTTTTCAGTAGTATCTATCAACCACTGATTCTCTACAACAGAATCAGTTAAAGATTTATTAATATCTCTGACTTCTTGTACTTCCGTTTCGGTAAGGTCAGTCCTATTTTCAGTCTCAATATTGAGTGCTTCAATAGTAATAGCAGAACCATACTTTACAATGAATTGAGTTATCTCTTCAAAGATTACCTTTTCAGTTCTTTGTTCAAAGTATTCTGGTTTGATGAAAGGTATAACCTTTCTTGAATACTCTTCATTATAAATTAAGTTTCTGAGAATAGTAGTCTCAATTCGTTCCATAAGAGAATTGTTGGTTCGCTATAGCGTCAAGTTGTTTCATTATATCATCAGTAAAGTATTCTGTGGGGTTTTTTAAAATCTCTTTACCGTATATCTTCTTACCATTCATTTCATATCTTCCAGCAACATTCTTCCATAGACCACCAAATTCCCCTAATTCTAGAAGACCATAATAGCGATCTAATCCTCTCTCATCATAATAAAGACGTATCTCTACCTGTTTATTTTCTTTAGAGAGTCTTGACTTTGCCGTCTTAGCTTTAATAATGTTACCAACAACTTCCGTCTTATCCTTTTCCTTTTTCTTTGAAAGATAAATGATTGTACTTGCGGCATATTTGAGACCAGAGCCGCCTCCCATTTCTTTAGTTGGGACATAAGAACCGATGACATCGTAGGTATGGTTTGTAACTATAAGTGGAATATTTGCTTGACCCAACTTCAAAGTTAACATTCTAAAAGCACCTTTCACAAGTTGAGATTTAGTCATATCTCTAACCTGCTTATCATTGAGTGCGTCAGTAATCTCCTTCTCAGTGGAAAGCATTCCCAAGGAGTCTAACACAAACATACAAGGTTTTCTATCTTCTATGTTGGTCTTTAAATATATATCCACAGCACGAAGTGCCTTTGACCTAAACTCCTCAATGGTGACTACATTAACCACCACAAGGCGTTTCATATCTATACCACGTGACTCAAGTAATCCTTTGTTAACAGCAGCTTCAGTATCGAAATAGAGACAGTAACCATCAGGATTACTATCCAAAAAGTTCTTGACAACTGCGAGGGAGAAGAAAGTTTTTCCAGTACTGCTTTCGCCAGCGATGGCAGTAATGCGATTGCTAGATACGCCACCATAAATGGAACCCGACACCAATCCATTAAAGATGTATGAACCTGTGTCGATGAATCGTTCGTTTTCTTGGATGTCTGCTGCGAGTTGGGTGTAGTCATCACCTATTTCTTTTACAATCTCTTTCAAAAAATCCATAATTTAAATACTAATTCCTCTTTCTTCACGTAAAATTTTCTTGTAAGGCCCATCAGGATAAAGTTCTCTGACTTGCTTCACCTCTTTTAAAAGATGATATAATCTGGTATCTCCTCCTAAAGATAGAGCATTAACTATTGTTGCTAAATCCTTATCGTCGATAGGTAATTCCATTAGGAAAAAAATGATTCTAGGTTTACAGTTTTCTCGACATTCCAACCTATTGCGTCAAGAATAGCTCTGAGTGGTTCCAGAAAACTCTTCTCAAATTGTAAGTCATAGTCGATGTATTTGTCAAGTCCAAGTTCGTGAGGGAAATCCTGAATAAAGGATAACACATTCTCTTGAATAATATTTGGTTTTTTAAGATAGAGGAACTTGACCTTTTCCCCGTTACCAATGAGCGAATACTTATTAGTCAACTTTTTCTGTTTGACATAATGGTTGAATAGTAACGCACCCCGTATATGTATAGGAGTTCCTTTCGCATAGATTGTAGAAGATGCCTGATACTTACGAACATCAGATGCTGTCCGTGGAAATGCTATATCTTCTGGTGGAAGTGTTTTGAATTCCTTACGACACTTATCAATAAAATCAATAACATCGTCTTCTGTAGCATTCATCATAAGTTTGAGAGCATCCTTAATCATACTACGACAAGGTGCTGGTGTAGAGGACTTGACTGCCTCAATACCCATCATCTTGAGTTTGGGTTCTTCATATCGAACACCCTCACTATCCCATACATTTAAGATGTATCTTTTCTTGGCAGTCCATATACCTCTATCGGCAATGTTCTCCCTTTTCATAACCATTTTATTATCATAGGCACTTACATACTTGGCCAACGCTTCATAAGAACTCTCAATAAAAGGTTCAAATTTAGTTTCACACACCTTGTTAAGGAACCTAACAACGTCCTCATTAGCTTTCTTTCTGCCCTTGTATACAGCGTCAACCAGAGGCCCCATATTAAGGTAAATGGAATCAGTATCTGAAGCAATAACATAGTCTTCTCCATCAGTTTTCAAAATTTTATTAATGTGAGCATTCATCTTATTCTCTATCCATCGAATGGATACCTGCCCACTTAAGGTAATTGCTTCAGCGTTAGCCAGTTTGTAGTATCGAAAATACTGATTGCCAATAGCACCATAAGCACTATTAAGTTGAATCTTTCTGGCCATCTGAATATTGTTACATCTAGCAATCTCCTTTTCAAGAGTCTTTGTCTTTGTTTTTTCATATTGCTGCTTTGCCTCAAGCATCTTCTTTTTGTAGATGGTGCGGTCTTTGTAAATTTTCTCCATGAGTTCAGGAAGGAACCCACGAACATCCTTCCTATATTGTGCTCCATTCGCACAAACTGCATAATCCCCATCAATCTCAATCTCCTGATTTAAGAGCCCTTCAACGCTCGCACTGGGATGCTTAGTTTCCCTGATGGTCTCTGGTGAAATATTGTACTGCATAATGAGATGAGGATAGAGACTATTAAGGTCAAAACTAACCACCCAATCATACTTTCCCGGAATCGGTTCCTTGACATATGCACCTGCGTATTTTGCGTCCTTATCAGATCTTTCCTTTGGAGGAATAACTATATTCCTCTTCTTTAAATAATTATAAATTATCGTATCCCACATCCGAACCTGAGAGAATACATCAGCATAATTTGCCTTTGCGTCATATGCCATAACTATAGCAAGTTCAATCAGTTTCATCTTGTCTTCCATACGGTCAACAAGTTCCACGTCAATTATATTATACTCCACAAACTTCTGCCAACCCTTTGTGTAGAAGTCCTTAAAAGTATCAAACTCACTATGGTCTAGTTTCTTCTGCCCAAGTTCTACACTGGCAATATAATCTAACCGATATGATTCCTGAGCCTTATAAGTAAACTTCTTATAAAGATTGAGATAATCTAACTGAGTTACACCACCAATATCATAAGTAATATTCTTACGACCCATAATATGAATCTCTTTCTCCGTCACCAATCCCCAAGGAGACATACGACGCATTAATTTCTCACCCAGAATCCTATCTAAACGACGACAAAGATATGGAATATCATACAGTTCACTATTCCACCCAGTGATAACTTCAGGAGTATTCTCCTCAATCATCCACCAGTTAATGAAAGAAGTTAAGAGTTCATACTCAGTCCTGAACCCCTTGTAAATAACATTCTCCTGCTTATTATTAAAGGGCCCTAAACCCCAAGTGCGAATCTGTTTTGTATTATAATCCTGTAGAGTAATAAGTAATATTTCTTCTGCGGCAGATTCTACATCAGGGAATCCATTCTCTGACGCAACCTCAATATCAATTGTGGTTATCTTAATATAATTTGTATCAAACTTTATCTCATCCTCTGGATACTTCTCAGAAATATATTGGTATATGAATCTCTCATTTCCAAAAACCTTAAACCCCTCAACACCATCATATCTCTTTATAAACTCTCTACTCTCACGAACCGTACCAGGTTCTACAGGTTCGACATACTCACCCTCTAAAGTTCTATACTTACCCTTCTTATTAGAAGAGACAAAAAGGGTTGGATAAAACTTCTCTCTAGTCGCAAAGTGTCTACCATTTTCAACACCACGAACCAAGAAGTTGTCTCCAACCATCTGAACATTTGTGTAAAATCTCATTTTGTTTTATTAACAAGTGCCTCATATTTTTCAAGAATTTGAGGTGCAGGATCTGCAAGTGTAATTATTTTATCAGAACTTATCATAAAATTCTTCTCAAGTGTGAATTCACTTAACCAACCTTTAAGGGCAATTTTACCCTCTTCTATTGTAATTTTATCATCAGGAGTTTTACAAATAAATGGATTGATTAACTGACAATCGGGTTCTCCAACCTCAGCTCCTACTTCCTCAATCTCACTCAATAAGATTTCTTTGCTCGTCAGAACTATCAGTTTGATCACTTTGGCCATTTACTTTCTCGTTAAACATTTGTAATAAAGTTTCTACTGGTTCCACAATTGTTACAATCCAATCAGGTGAAACTGGTATTTGATTATCTTTCGATAATAGTATCCATGGAGATAATGAAACTTCCAAATTACCACCAGATGAAGTTTCTTCTTCTGTAAGCACAATTGGTTTTCTGTAACTCACTACGTGTGGATTTTGGAATAGATAACCACACACTTTATCATCAGATACCAGTTCTTTAGCATCCGATATTACAGACTCTCCAGATTTTAATAATGCAAGTTTAATCGACATTTTATTTTATCATCAAATACATTATACCAATAAAAAAGGGTTCCGTCAAGGAACCCATTTGATCCATCTCGAACCATTTTATTTATAGATACTCTTTCCGAGCATGATGATCTGGAACTATCTTCTTTAACTCCACGGTGAGGAGTCCGTCTTCAAACTTGACGGATCCAATCTCCGTATCGTCGGAGACCGTCCAAACTCGTTCAAAACTTCGTTGGGCCAATCCTTTGTGGACAAACGTTCCATCAACTTCCGATTCTTCTTTATTGCCTTTGACATATAGTTTTCCAAACTCCGTATAGACTTTGAGCTCATCTTTCTTGAACCCTGCAAGTGCGATCTCCAATTTTGATTCATGATTATTTAATTGTATCAAATTATATGGTGGATAGTTTGATTGTGGAAAGTCTGTATTAAAGAATCGGTTTAGATAATCATCCATTCCTATCCCATTCTTCTGAATCCTTTCCATTAATTCTGGAAGATTAGCTGCGTGATAGCGTTCTAGTGCGTTCATGGTTCTCCTTAAATAAGCGAGTGTAAATTGTTGTCCCTTACGGCGACATTACTATTTAAGCACACATACCATTAAAACCAGTTCGGTTTTTACATCCAATACTCATCCAATTGTTCTAATACGTTAGTGAGTATACGGGAAGCAGCACCTCTTTGACGGGTATCCCACTCTGGATACCATGCTTTACTATCAACCCCATTTTTCATTCTCATGACTTTAGCAGTCATCTCTACTTTGTCTAAACGACCATTCATTCTTCAGGTTTTTTCTTCTTACTACCTATATTATACTTTGTCTCAAGTATCCAGTCACCTTTATCTCTATATGCTAATACTTTAATCTGATTTAAAGGTGCTACATCTTGTATTTTAGAAGCTTCAACAATGTTTATAAGACCCCAATCAGCAAGTAATTGAGCAATACGATTCCTACGCTGAACATCGTTTTGTGTTAGATTAGCATGTTTACCATCTAAAGCAAAAAGTTCTTTAAAATGAACAAGGAAATATCTTCCTTGCTTATGTAAGATATGACACGATTGATATATTTTCTTTTCCTTTCTGGATGCTACTCCAATTCTTGTAAGAGTTTCTCTGACCTTTAAAAAATCATCAGGTTCATTTAAAGTAACCTCGACCATTTCATCTTGAGACCATTTAACCTCAGTCTCCTGAACTACACTCATTGTCTTCCTCCAGTTTCAAATTTAGATCTTATAAAATTAAGTTGTTCTTTTGTTAGGATGCGTAGAGCTTGTTTTGCCTTTTCGTTACTATAACCATAATAACGTTTCACCAAGTCAAGGTCTTTGATTTCATCTTTACGTAACCAAGGAGAGAATCTCTTCTTAGTTCTCAAGGTATTTAGAAAAAAATCATACTGGAGTTTTTTTGGTAAAAAATGATACTGATTCATTTCATTAGAAAACATAATCGCATCAAGATGACCAGAGTAAATACGATTTACAATGTATGGTGAATACTCCTTCTCTAATGAAGGATCTTCATCTATTAAATTCTTTTTTGTTTGGTTAATTGAGTTCAACCATTCTTTCAATTCAGGCATCCTTATCTAACTCTCTTGATTTATTTTTGATTATGATTCTATCATTTTTATAATCGGGAATAAATTCTAATAGATCCATATTATCCCAACATAGTTCTTCATATAATGCATTGAGACGATCCATATCCTCCCATAAATCATTAATGTGTTCGTGTTCTTCGCTCATCGGATAATTTGGATGTTGTTGTCTTCAGTCCAGAGTTCGACTTTATCTCTGAATCTATTTTCTTGTTTAAGTTTATCATATCTCTTGGTTGCTTTACGCTTCCACCAAGAAATAATATTCTCTAAATGAAACTTGTCCCAGTTCTGACCTTTCCTTAATTTATCTTCTTCACCAAGTAACACTTCACGAATGTTAGCATATCCATAATCAGAAATATAAAATCTCTTCTTCTGAGTGAGTCCGAAAGCCATATCTATAACAGCATTAAACTTATTCAACTTCTCTATCTTACCATACTCTTTCAAAGAATTCTTAGTCCAAGAAATCATCTTAGTCTGTCTCTTCATCTTCTTAGAAGATGCACTATTCTCTGTGAGAGGTTGATTATCATTCAGTCTAGTAAAATGATCATGGAGTTTGTGAAACACATCTGCATGAAGTAAAGGAAGGAACTTACTTTCTCC